CCTTGACCAGTAATGCCATTCAATGCAGATTGCATTGTACCTTTACTTTGTGTCAATGCGGCTTGTACAGAAGTTAATGCTTCGGTAACTTGTTGATTGAAAGATTCACTTTCATTCACACCGATCTCAGATTGAACACCTGATGTTAATGCTGGTAATTCTTTTACTAGCATATCAGATACTTCTTCAACCATCTTTTGTATTTGGTCTACCATGTCTTGGGCTGCAAGAACAACTTGTGACTTCTCAACTTCTTCGTTTTCTACAACGATACGAGTTTTAGGTAGTGATTGCAAATAGCTAAAATGGTCAGCTAATGCTTGTTCCATAAACACTAGTTTCATGTACGATGGACTAGTTTGGCTTTGGTAAAATTCAGCAGATGATTTAGTTTCATTAATCAATCCGCGAACTTTACTAAGCATAGACTTAGTTTCCGTAACGGTCATTCTCTTTGTATTGAACGGAAGAGAATAGTGTTCATTCAACGCCTGTTTAGCAGTTGATATTTTTTTGTTGTCAAATTCAGTTAGTTTCATAGTTATATTCCAAGACTAATATAAAGTATTTATCTTTTTTGTTTTATTGTACGGGTTTTCTGTTAAATCTGTTAGTCTGCCAACGCTTAGAATCGTTAATATAAGTATACAATTCATCAGTAATCAGCTTTTTTTTCAGTTTATCTTCACTTAATTTGGCTAAAAAAATCAATTTATCATCGGAATTTTTAGTATTTTTAAATATTTTGGTATGTAATGATATGTCAACATCTAAACCTGCTAGTAAGTTATCCAATAATAATATCCGTTCAGATTGATATAATAAATTTCGTTTATCATAAGTACACCAAGCCACAGCATGTTTTAGTTCATTAAATGAATGTGTAGTAAATGTGGTTGACATTGTAACAACATATTCATTTTTTATTGTTTTATCAATGTGATATGTATTGAATAGTTCATAGCTTCCATCAGTATTTTGAAAAATAATAATATCTTCTATTTCCCCTAGGAAGTCAGCTTTCATTAACCTTTCCAACTGTTTTTCTGGATTATTACGTTTAACCATAGTTTACAACTTTAAAATATATATTTCTAAGTTCATCTGATGTATCCAAAAACGCAGGAAGTTTGTTCCAAGCTGTATCGGTTTTAATCATAGGAACTGTATCACAATCACTATATAATGATCCTAACTCATTTATACCATCATTAAACACACTAGGATGTTGAATGTCAAAGTCAAATGACCAACAATCATAAGTTTCATTTTCAATTTGTTGGTATAAAAATCCAAAGTTAGTAAATTGATCAAAACGTATTTGTATTTTTTCTGGTTTTCTTCTAACGTCAGGTTGACTTCTTAATGAAATTGATTGTACTACCGTATCAAAATTACATTGCGTGTTTCTTCGTAGTAACCAATTTGGTATTTCTTCATCAACTACAGGACGATGTCTATTCATTACACCAGTAGGTGTAATATCAAATAGCGTGTAGCAAGTAATAGTAAAACTCATACTACTATTTAATAGAGGTAAAAAAACCCGAGAATTTCTCGGGTCCTTTTATTCAAGTTAAAAATTAACCTGTGAATGTTGCAGAAGCGGCAACTGTAACTGCAACACCAGCGGCTGTAACTGCTGTGTCCATAGTTGCTGTTGTCCATGCGCCTACTGGATAAATAGCCATTGCGAATGTGTCATCAGAAGCGTCTGTGTACTCATAGATGTAAATTGTAGCTAATTGTTGAACCGTTTGAACGATTGTGTTGATATTAGCTGTAGTGAAAGCTCCAGTATCTTTAGTGATAGTGAAAAAGTCTAACTTAGGACCTTGAGGTTGAACTGTTGCGGCTGAAGTAACAGCGTTAACACCAGAGTTTGTGTAAGCTGGGCTATCGTAGTTAATAACTGGTAGATAGTCACCGTTTGTGCGTGTAAATTGTGCCATGATAAAATTCCTTTAAGTTTGTGAGCATATAGCTCTACTATTATTTATGCCTGGCAACAAAAAATCCAGGATTTGGGCTTATCTTCCGGCTAAATTCTGACGACTAAAACCCATTCTATCTACAAATTTTAGTCCATTTGCTACAAAACCTTCATGTGTCTCGGTACCATCTTGTAAATATCCTTTAACCGGACTAACTTCTGCGGCTTTATTAAGTTGATTAACTACAGACATTTTAAGAGTGTATAGTGCAGACCATATAGTAAACGCACCTATTATAGCATCTTTGTTTTGATTTAAATGTTCTGAAATCTTAGCTTTCATTTTATCTGTCATGGGTCTAGCTTCTACAAAATCCATAAACCCACTAGCTAAATTGTTTAAATCACCAGCAACAATCTTCTTGTTAATATATACAGTAAATAATTGATTAAATGTATTACGTGCTTGAGGAGCAGTATTCATTAGTTGGTCTACTGCAGGACCATATTTCTTAATTGCATTCTGTGCATTCTTTACTAATGTAGTATCTATCTTAAGTTTTGGCGCAGTTGGCATAGCACTAGGAACAATAGCAACATCACTATTATTCTTCAATTGCCCTATATTACCATTCAACGTAACAGCATCATCTGTTGTCATAGCATTAGGATCAATATATTGATGTACCGCAATGCCTGCTCGTTTTCCACCCATCAATTGACCGACTGAACTATTGGCATCTACTTTATAAGTAATACCATTAGGATTAGCTTTAAAAACATAACTACCATTTTGGTCATTTAACGGTTGATGAAATAACAAATCACCCCAATAATAACCTTTAGCACCTTTGCTAGCTTTTTCTAATCCAGGCCATATTTCATTGATAATAGGCCACAAACTATCACGTTCTACACCACGTGCTTGGTCATATTGAACAAATTGTTGTGGACTGAATACTTGACGTCCTGTACCGTCTTTCTTATTGAACATATGCTTGTCCATAATACTAAACTTACCTGAACTATTACGTCCAAATATCAATGCAGGATATCCATCCCATTTTATTGTAACTGTTGCTGGATTCTTAACTGTAGCAATGGTAGATTGTATTGCACGGTTAGCACCTTCACTTCCACCTAAAAAGATTAAATCTTCTGGGTGGTCTAAATGACCCTTATCTTCGTTTATAGATAGTTTGTCAATTTTAGATTTAAGTAATGCTAGTGTTTCCGCTAAATTCATAACTGCTCTTTGTCGCTGTTCTTCTTTATTGATTTAGAGAACTTGCCTTGGTCACGGGATTTAATCGCCCCTAGCAACTTTCTCTCTAATATCTCTGCTTGTTCTTTAGGATAATTTCTATTAATCATCTCTAATAGATTGATTGCACTGGTAATGATATTGTGGGCTCTACTCTCAATAACATGACTTGTATCACGATTATTGCCGATAGCTTCCAATTCCTGCAGAAGGCTGCGAGTTTGTTTTTGCATAATAGTTTCCTAATAGTATTTATCTATTTTACGGTTTATTTCTTTAAACTGTTAAGCAAATTCTTCAATTTTGACCCTTGAACATCTACTACAACTTTCTTGTTTTCTGGTTCTAAAATCTCACCTGTAGTTTGGTCAATAATAGGTTCTGTTGATTGTAGTGTAGATTGTGGTTTTAATTTATTCATAATATCAATAGCACTAGGTTGGGGTTTATAACTATCTTCACCGTCACCACCATTGTCACTAATACGCATAGTTTCAATATTATACTCTAAATCAATTTTCATGCCTACACCCGTTGAACTACGTGACTTCATACATTGAATCTGATACTTACCTCGCTCTCGCATACTACGACTTGTAAAGATACCAAACACATTATCTGCTGTATTAATCTTACTGATACCACCTGCAATATGACTGTGGTCAAATTCAATCTCATCTACCGCACTACGATTCAACTGACTAGCTGTAACCATCAGTATACCCATCTCTTTTGAAAGATTGCGTAATTCTTCAGCAACATACTTGTCTTTGATAAACTGATCGTTGGGATTGACTTTAACAGAGACCGGCATTACTAGATCCAAATAGTCAATCATCACAAAGTCAATTCTAATCCCTGTTTGAATCTGCACTTCTTTTAAATATGCACGGATATCATTTACATTACTTTGTGCAGGTAATCCTTTAACACGATATTGTCCTGCTTTCTTACCAACCATCTTAACCTTAAGTTCAGTTGATCCAATATCTTTCCGAATATCTCTTGTACCCATATTAGTTAACATTGCATCTGTCCGCAAACTAGTTAATTCTTCACTCAATTCTAATGTAACATATACTCCGCTCATCCCTGCTTGCAGCCAGTTCAATGCTATGTTCATCATTACCAATGACTTACCTGAACCCGAACCACCTGCAAAAATATTCAATTCACCACGACTCATGCCACCATAGAGTATCTTATCCATCTGTGGCCAGCCTGTGCTAACTTGTCCACCACTGTTAAAGTATTTGTTAATACGTCCTGCAGGATCAGCAAAGTAATCTGTACCCATGTCTTTCTGTAAACTGATTTGTACTGCATCTTTAATTAGTTTCTCAACAGGACCAAAATCACCTTTCTCAAGTAAGTCAGCACTCTTTAGTATTGCTCTTTCTAATTCTTGTCGTTTAGTAAAACTTTCAAATTCTTCAAAGAACCAATCATAATGCCCTTGACTTAATTCAGGTATAACTTCAAGATCCATACCAGTTAGTGCTTTAATTTGTGTGCTATCTGGAAGTACATTATATTTTGTTGTATGTTCTTTAAATAATTCTGCTACCGGCCGCAATGATTTATCAAAGTTTTCAGAGTTCATAATATTCATAACTCTAGTATACAACTCGGCATTTGTAATCATCATTTGCAAAAACAACTTTTGCAATTCTACACTATATTCTTTATTATCCGATTGTTTTCTCAATTTTCTTCCTCTGTATTTCTATTTTTATTTTACTCATCGTAGCACTTTGCAAGATGCTTAATAGAGTTGGCAACTTGCCATATCTTACAACAGCATCGTTGACATCTTTAATATCCGATTCCCAATTAGGTAAACTAACGCTATAGCCTAATTCTAATGCTCTATCACATATCTTTAAACCTGTCTTATCTCTATCAGGTACTACAATAATTTGTTTATTTAATGACGCAATTAATTGTGCTTGTTCATTGCTTATATCATCATGCATGATCGCTATACCATCAATACTTAATGCATCAAATATGCCTTCAGTCAATATACATACTTGCCATTCAGGTTTCTGTATATCAATATTGAACACATATCCTGGTTGTTGTTCATTAATATATTTTGGTATTTTGTTGTCTAAGAATCTGCTAGTGTGACCGACGATTTTATTCTTATAAGTGTAGGGAATTATTATTCTATTTGCGTAACGACCTTTTGCTGTAGGTGTTATTAAGAACGGATACTCATTATAATTTATCCCCCTTGACTGCACATAATCAATGTACACTTTGTGTAATGGATTATTTTCATCAATTAATTCACCTTCAGGTAATTCGTGATCCTTGAATTTGATTTTTATTTTAGTTTTCTTTTGAATTACTATATCAAGTAAATCTTTTTGCTGTAAGCTTTCTAAACTCCACTTACCTATTTGTGTATCATCAATTCCACACCATAACAATAGTTGTTTTGTTTTATAGCTGATGCTTCTACCTAATACAAAGTTACATTTGTATCCACAGTTAAAACAATGCATAGACCAGTTAGTTTGTCCGTCAAACTTAATACCACCTCGCATTCTGCGATCAGGTTTGTGACCAAGATGACTACAACAGATAGCATTAAAGCTATGCCATCCACTAGTTGTTGTTTTTTTCTTGCCGGGAATTATAGATAAAATATCAAACATTAGTAATAGTATAACATACTACGACTGTAATATCAACAACTATGGTTGCTTATCTTACCAATATATTGGTTACTGCGCCGGAATTACTTTCAAATTGCATTCTGACGTACGGATGATATCCTTGAACCACATACCCTTTGGTATCAGCAACATTATCATATGTATCGGTTGTGATAGGATACCAATCTCCATCTACAATAGTAGAGCCTTCAATAGCAATATTTCCATAATAATCAATATATTGTGCTTGTAGAGTTAATATAGGATTATTATTAGTAGAAATAACACTAGTGTAATATATTAAGTTACTATCACTATTTCCATTAGGGGAAGTGTTTGGGAAACTTTGTCCTGTAGGTATACTAACAGAGGCAGAAGGAATAAAGCTAGGTAACACACTATTAACAATATTCAGATCACCACGTGCACCTGCATTTTGGTCAACAAATACAGGATAGTCAAACTCTCCTACTGGTATTTCTAGTGAATAATAACATTTTTGTGTATCAATATTTTCTATATCTGCTGGACCTATAATCAATGCGGCTATACCGGTTGCAGGTAATTGTAATGTTAATGCTTTTTGTAATAATACTGCTCCGCCGGTATAGTTAATAATCCTACATGTAATAGATTTACCAGTTATGTCTACCGGTTTTTGTTCCTGATTTAAGAACTGGAACTGTATTTGATTGTCTACACCTTTGTGTAGGGTCAGTGGTTTGGCATACTGAGGCATATAACTCCTTGGCGAATATCCTGATAATAATACAACAATCTGTCTTTGCGTATAAATGAAAACTTGGGTTGAGTACACAAATGTAATCTCCTATTGTGTATTTAGTCATCCATATATATTAATTTATTAATGGTTTGGGAAGGGTGATAAATATATCCGAGACTATAATTTTAATGATACAAAACGAGTTTTTTAAACGCCTAAGCGAAAATCACCCTTTCATAACCATTTGTTCCTACGCAAATCAGGATTATGTAGGAATTGTCCAGAACCGAGACGATATTGTCACCACTATATACGATTACGGTGCTATAATAGACAATGATGTTAAAGAGAAATTCCTAGAACTAGGAGATGTTTGGTGGTGGGAATCTAACAGATTAATACCTATTAATCTATTTTTAAAAGACGAATGGACTATATTCAAGCCCTATATAAGAACTTTTAACAACAAAAGTCTCACAATACTACATGGTCCTGTTTGTAGTATCATTGAATTAAACAAACGTAGAAGCAAACGCCGTAGCATTACACTAGTAAAACGATTACCCTAATAAGTTCATATGAACTACAACCAATTGTGAATAGGCTAGGCTATGACTTTTCTTAAACACATATCCATCAGTTCCCTTATCCCACACAGTTTTAGCAATCTCACTCCATCTTTCACCGATCAAATGCTTTTTACCGGGACGAATAACAGCTAAAAACATAGCTAATCTTGGGATACTATCTACTGGTTCTGGCATCTTTTGTAAATTGTAGAACTGATTATTCAAGTGAATCAACTTCTCTACAAATACAGGATCTTTTAATTTACTCCAATCAGGTTCATGCATTAACTCTATAAGATGTGCTTCATTACGTACCTGACTATAAACGTGTACATTCAATAAATCTAATTTAAAATAGCCACGCTTTTCTGCCGCTGTATAATCAATACTTGCTATATTGTTTACTGGATCATACGGTACATCTGTAATATATACACCCGTAGCATGATTACGTATAGGCTTAACATTACGCATTGCCGCTCTTGTGTGAGGAATTAACTTTAATAAATCATCTCTTGATCCGAAGTCAATGTCAATATCACTATCTATTCTCATCTTGCTGGTGCTACCAATTCTGCTTTAATTAACTTAGTATACGCTTTTTGCACTACAATAGCTTGTCTTTCGGCATCTTCTACTGCTTTGTGACTTGTGGTGTGACCACCGTCTTTAAGTTTTACACCCGTAATATCGTAAATAGTTCTAGTATCTCTAATAGTCCAGAAAGGCCAGGGAATAGGATTAGGCTTGTTGCTTGTTTGTCTAAATGCATTTTCCATTACAACTACGTCAAAGCTCGCACCATTGCTCCAAACAGCATCACGATTCCAACAGAACTTATAAAGGGTCTCCATGCACTCTTTAAATGGCACACGTCCCCCGTCTCCCATAGCTTCTTCAAGTGCTTCAGGGCTCTGCTCACTCCACCATCGTA